CGACGTTGTCTGCCAGGCCGAACCCGCAGGTTTGGTATGCGGCTTCGGCTGTGGATCAGCTTGTGCATGAGCATGGGCGGGTGTTGACGAGGGTTCGGGCTCGCGGGTTGGCGGGCGATGATCCGAAGCTGGCGTTCTTTGAGTGGTCTCCGGATGTGTCGCTGGATCATTCGGATCTTGTTGCTGAGGATCGTGAGGTGTGGGCGCAGGCGAACCCGGGCCTGGGTATCAGGATCTTGGAGGAGCATGTCGCTGCGGAGCAGCGGTCGATGGACCCGCGCACGTTCGCGGTTGAGCGGCTCGGGATTGGTGACTGGCCGTCTTTGGATGTGCTCGACGGGGATTTGATCTCTAAGGCTCAGTGGATGGCGTTGGCGGACCCGGAGTCAAAGCCGGTTGATCCGGTGGTGTTCTCTTACGATGTGACGCCGGATCGCGGCGCGTCGTGTATCACGGTCGCCGCTCGCCGTTCTGATGATCGTGTTCACGTTGAGGTGGTGGATCATCGTCCTGGCACGGGCTGGGTTGCGGAGAGGCTGGCGGAGTTGGTGGGTCGGCATCGTGCGGCGAAGGTCGTCGCTGATGAGCGCGGGCCGGCTGCGGCTCTGCTGACAAAGATCAGGGATCTCGGCGTTTCAGTTGAGACGATCGGTGCGCGCGAGCTCGGCGAGGCGTGCGGCCAGTTCTATGACCTTGTTGTCGAGCAGCAGCTCGCGCACCTGGGCACGGAGGAACTTATGACTGCTGTTCGTGGTGCTGCCCGTCGTCCTTTGGGGGATGCGTGGGCGTGGTCTAGGAAGTCGTCGACGGTTGACATTTCGCCGTTGGTGGCGGGCACGTTGGCTTGTTGGGGCGTTCAGTCGCTGAAGCCGTCGATGCCGTTTGTCGGGTTCGCCCGATGAAGGTTGCGTACGCAACTACCGGTGCGGGTTTGGTGATGATCGCCGCCGGCGCGACTTGGGCGCTCGGCCCGTTTGCGCTGCTTGCCGCTGGTGTCCTGGTCGCTGCGGTCGGCTTGTTCGTGATCGACGACGGACGTGAACCATGAATCTTTGGCAGAACCTCACACGATCGGGCGCCCCGATCACGCTTGGGCAGGCGATGCAGCAGATGATGGCCTACAACGGCCTGAACTATCCGCTGTCCGGCGTTCAGCAGACCCTGGGATCAAAGACCGAGAACATCGACCAGTCGTTTGCCGGGTATGTGCAGGGCGCGTACAAGTCAAACGGTGTGGTGTTCGCTTGCATGCTTGCCCGCATGCTGCTGTTCTCCGAGGCCCGGTTTCAGTTTCGGCAGCGTCGGTCGGGTCGTCCCGGTGATCTGTTCGGCACTGAGGCTCTGGCGTTGCTTGAGACGCCGTGGACGAATGGCACTACCGGGGATCTGCTTGCCCGTGCGATCCAGGACGTTGATCTGTGCGGCAATTTCTACGCGTACAACGCCGGGGATCGGCTTGTGCGGCTGCGCCCGGATTGGGTGACGATCGCGCTGGGATCGCCGGGTATGCCGACGGCGCCGGCTGGCGCGCTTGACACTGAGGTTCTGGGCTATCTCTACTATCCGGGTGGCCAGGGTTCGGGTGTGAAACCTGTTTCGTTGCGTGCCGAGCAGGTGGCGCACTTCGCGCCGATCCCGGACCCGGTTGCGACATACCGCGGCATGTCGTGGTTGCAGCCGATCGTGAACGAGATCCTGGCCGATCAGGCTGCCACCGCGCACAAGCAGCAGTTTTTCGAGAATGGTGCGACCGCGAACATGATCGTGACGCTGGATTCGTCGATCACACCGGACATGGTCCGCGAGTTTCAGGAGATCTTTGAGGCTGGGCACCGTGGACTTGAGAACGCGTACTCGACGATCTTCCTGGGCGGTGGCGCTGACGCGAAGGTCGTCGGCGCCGACATGCAGCAGATCGACTTCAAGGTCACGCAGGGCGGCGGTGAAACGCGCATCGCGGCGGCGGCGGGTGTCCCGCCGGTCATTGTCGGCTTGTCTGAGGGCCTGCAGTCAGCTACCTACTCGAACTATGCGCAGGCGCGCCGCCGGTTCGCGGACGGCACGATGCGTCCTCTGTGGCGCAACATCGCCGGGTCGCTGCAGTCGATCATTGACGTGCCCGCCGGCGCCGAGCTCTGGTACGACGACAGAGACATTCCGTTCCTCGCAGAGGATGTGAAGGACGCTGCTGAGGTGCAGCAGTCGCAGGCCGTCACGATTCGCGAGCTCATCAACGCCGGATATGACCCGGGCACCGTCGTCGATGCCGTGCTGTCTGGCGACTTCCAGCGCCTGAGCCATACCGGCCTGGTGTCTGTGCAGCTTCAACCGCCCGGTTCGATGACACCGTCGTCGAACGGTTCTACACCGGCGCTGCCTGCGCCTTCTACGAACTGACCCTAGGAGGGTCCAATGTCAGTGACAGTCACCCGTCCACCGCGGGAGAATCTGATACGTGCGTCTCTGCCCGGCGTCGAGCTGCGTTCCAGCGATGCCGGCGAGGGTTCCGGCCTGCCGTTGCTTCACGGCAACTTCCTGGTGTTCGACACCTGGACGGAGATCAATTCGGCGTATGAGGGCCAGTTCCTCGAGCGGTTTGCGCCCGGCGCGGTGCGCAAGACGATCCGTGAGTCCCGCGACAAGATGCGGGTCCTGTTTCAGCACGGCCAAGACCCGCATATTGGTGATAAGCCGCTCGGGGAGATCATCGAGCTGCGCGAAACGGACGAGGGCGCCTACTACGAGGTGGAGCTCCTCAACACGTCGTATGTGCGGGATCTCCTGCCGGCGCTCGAGCGCGGCCTGTACGGCGCATCGTTTCGGTTCGGAGTGGTCCGTGAGAAGTGGAATGAGGACCCCGGCCCGTCGGAGCACAATCCGCGCGGGCTGCCTGAGCGCACTGTCGTCGAGGCGAAGGTGTCGGAGTTCGGGCCGGTCACGTTCCCTGCGTATCAGCAGGCGTCCGCGGGTGTGCGGTCTCTCACCGACGAGTTCCTGTTCTCCGCGATCCGTGACGCTGATCCGGAGCGGCTGCAGGACATGATTGCCCGCGCATCGGATCTCGCGTTCACCGAGGTGGACGTCGCCAGCGACGACGACGTGGACACCGACACGGCGGATGCCGACAACGAACTTCCCAGTGAAGAACCCGCACCCTCTGAGGACGACGCCGCAGACGACGGTCTGCACCTCGCCGATGAGCGCCGCGAACCCGAAACGCCCGCGTCGTGCGGGCGACAGACAAACCACCTATACGGCGTTAGCCGAGAAGGAGGCACACCCTCATGGAGGCTGTGACCGTCGACGGGCTCGAGGCTCGTCAGACCGAGATCAAGGGCCGTCTGGCCGAGATCGACAACGAGTTCGCCGGGCAGGCTCTGCCCGACGAGCACCGTTCCGAGTGGAACGAACTCAACGAGGAGTTCGACCGTAACGTCGGGCTGCTCGAGGAGCTGCGCGCCCGCCACGAGCGGATCGAGCAGGTTGCCGGCACCGAGCGCGAGGAGCGCGGCGTGTCTTTCCAAACCCGTCGTCCTGGCGTTGTCACCGGCGACGACATCTACGACCTGACGACCGTTCGGTCGTCGGTCGGTTCACCGGAGGCCGCCACGCGCGAACTCCACGACCGTGCGAAGCGTTCGATCGAGGACGCCCAGTTCGGTGACGACCGGGTTCGGCGTGAGGATGCGCAGAGCCACATCGAGCGGATGCTCGAGCAGCGGGACACCAGGGACGGGCAGCTTGGCCGTCTGATCCTGCAGACTGGTTCGCCGCTGTACCGCAAGGCGTTCCGCAAGTACCTGGTCGGGGAGCAGATGACGACCGAGGAGACCCGTGCGTTCAGCACCGGTTCGACCGGCATCCCGATCCCGTACACCCTCGACCCGACCGTCGTGCCGGTGTCGAACTCGGTGGTGAACCCGCTCCGCGCGATCTCCTCTGTTGAGCAGATCGTCGGATCGAACGAGTGGCGTGGCCTGACGGCCGCTGCGATCACGGCGTCTCGTGCAAACGAGGCGACGGAGGCGTCGGACAACACTCCGACCCTGGCGCAGCCGACGATCACGGCGACGAAGGCTCAGGCTTTCGTTCCGTTCTCGATCGAGTCCGGCCAGGACTGGGTTGGGATGGATGCGGCTCTGGCCCGTCTGATCGCCGATGCGAAGGACGATGAGGAGGCGACGGCATTCGCTACCGGTGACGGTAACGCGCCGAACCCTGCAGGTGTCCTGACCGGTGCGACCGGCACTACCGCCGCCGCTACCGGCCTGACGATCACCGCCGCGAACCTGTACAGCCTTGAGGCTGCACTGGCTCCGCGGTTCCGTCCTCGCGCGCAGATCGTGGCGAACCGGGCGATGTACAACATCATCCGGGCGCTCGATACCGCTGGTGGTGCTCAGCTCTGGCTGCGCATCGGTGAGGCGATCCAGAACAATCCGGCGTCGGAGGGCGGGAACGGTAACACCGGTCTGCGGCTCCTGGGCTACCCGGTGAACGAGCTGTCGACGATGAGCTCGACGGTCGTGAACGGTACGAAGATCATGCTGATCGGTGATTTCTCGTACTTCAAGATCGTCGACCGGGTCGGCATGCAGATCGAGGTCATCCCGCATCTGTTCGGCGCGTCGAACAGGTACCCGACCGGCCAGCGCGGTTTCTACGCGTACTGGCGGAACGGTTCCAAGGTGCTGAACGCTGCGGCGTTCCGTGCGCTGACGGGAACCACCTGATCTAACGGGTGATGGCGCCCTGGCTCTGAGATCGGGCCGGGGCGCCGCTCCTGTTCACACACTCTTGATTGGAGGCCATCATGGCACCTACGCATTACCGCGCGAAGCACGCGTTCGGCGTGCAGTACGAGGGAGAGCAGATCACGATCAGCGAGGGCGAGATCGTCCGTGCTGGCCATCCGTTGCTTGAGGGCAGGCTGGACGAGCATTTCGAGCCGGTGGTGTCTTTGGGCCGGTTCGATGTGGATGTCGAGCAGGCGACGAAGGCTCCGGGCGAGCGCCGCAAGGCCGCCGCACCAAAGGCTGCAAAGAAGGGCTAGATGGCCGCTGCCTACAGCGTCGGCAGCAAGGGCCGGACGCTTGCCGATACCGAGCAGAACACCGACGTCACGCAGGCCAAGATCAACCTCCTCTGAAGGAGCGACTACCAATGAGCAAGAGCGACTACGCCGAAAACAAGATCCTCGACCACCTGAACGGCAAGACGTCGTTCCCGATGCCGACCGCCTACGTCGCGCTGTTCACCGCGGCGCCGTCGGACGCCGGCGGCGGCACTGAAGTCTCGGGCGGGTCGTACGCGCGCGTCGCGACCTCCGGCGCGACGTGGGCGTCGGCGTCGGGCGGCTCGACGTCGAACGCGGCGGCCGTCACGTTCCCGACCGCGACCGCCTCGTGGGGCACCGTGACGCACTACGCGACGTTCGACGCGGCGACCGGCGGGAACATGCTGCGCTGGGCGGCGCTGACCGCATCGAAGACGATCGGGTCGGGCGACACCGCCTCGTTCGCCATCGGGGCGCTGACGCAGACCGAGGACTAGGTTCATGCCGTCGGTGTTCGACGCGCATCAGAACTGGGCGTACGGCACCGTCGCTACCGCGCCGTCTCCCGCGACGTCCGGCACGACGCTCGTGCTCACCGCCGGGCACGGCGCCCGATTCCCGACGCCGCCGTTCAACGCGGTCGTGTGGCAGGCCGGCGTCAGTGCGCTCGCGACGAACGCCGAGGTCGTGCGCGTCACCGCGAAGTCGACCGACACCCTCACGATCACGCGCGCGCAGGAGGGATCGGTTGCGCGAACGATCGTCGCCGGCGACCAGTTCGCCGCCGCGATCACCGCGAAGGCGCTCACCGACACCGAGGCCGCGATCGGGAAGATCGAGCGCGGGCTCATGGCGCGGCCGTGGCGCGTCATGGGGTTCGGTCACTCGGGCGCGACCGGCGACCAGTGCCCCGACCCGACGAACAACGCGGCGATCTACCGGCTCGCCAAGATCCTCACCGGGCAGGACGGCCGCGCGTACGTCAACGGCACGAACGGGCGCACCCTCGTCTACGACGGGATCAAGTCGAGGCCGGGAGTTCCTGGGGTCAAGGGCTGGCCGACACTCAGCACGGTCTCTCCGTTCTCGGATGGTGTGTGGCGGCTGAAGGCAGCTATGCCGGACCGCCCTGGGGTGATCGTGTTCTGGTGCGGTGCCGGGGACGCGCTGACCGCGAGCGCGGCAAGCGTTGGGGATGCGTTCAAGCAGACGCTCGATCAGCAGATCGCCCGGATGCGGTCGCACTACAAGAACAACGATCACGGCATCACGGCATCGACCGGCACTTGGACGACTACGGCGATCACGGATGGAAACGGTCCGTCGTCGGGTGGCTACATCGTGGCTACCTCGGGGGCAGGGGCTTCGCGCAGCTACACGATCGCCACGACGACTGCCCAACCGTTCGCGGGCCGGTGGATCAACGTCGGGTGGTGCATCACTGGCGACGCCAACCAGACCGCTCAGGTCCGAATCAAGGTCGATGGCGGCGCGTGGGTTACGAAGACGATTCGGTGCTGGGACGGCAACATGCAGCCTGCGGTCGTGCGGGTTCAGCAGCCGACCGCGCAGGCCGCGTCGCTTGTGATCGAGGTCGTATCTGTTGACGCCGGTGCGACAGTCGGTGTGGACTGGATCGGCGTCGAGGCTCGCTACCCGCCGCTTATTGGCATTCCGGAGGTCAACCGCATCCTGACCTCAACGGGCTACAGCACGGTTACTGCCTCCGGCTGGCCGAACGCGGCAGCGTGGAACCCGACGAACGGTTACACCACCGCCGACGCCTTCAACGCCCTGATTGACGATGTGGTTGCGGGCTGGGCATCTGTAGATGCGATCCCTCGCGTTGTGAAGCTGCCGTTGTGGGGCGTGATCCCGGACATGACCGACCCGTTCTGGTACGCGGCCGACGGGATGCACTTCAACGAGATGGGGCACGCCCTGCTCGCCGGCGCGTGGGCCGACACGTTCGCGCCGCTGCTGCGCGCCGACTACGAGCAGATGAACAACACGACCGGCACCGGCTAGTCGAGGCGGGCCGCTCGTGTCGACGTTCGGCGGGATCTACTTCGGGCAGCTCGACGGCGACGCTCCCGCCGCGGTCGTCGCGCTCGACGCCGCCGACGCCGCAACCTCAACCGATGCTGCCGCGCTCGCTGTCGCGCTCGCGCTGACGGTCGCGGACGCCGGCAGCTCCACCGACGCCGGTGCCGTCATCGTCGTGGGCGCTCTTGCGGCATCGGACTCGGGCGCCTCGACGGACGCTGCTGCCGTCACCGTCGCGCACACCCTCGCCGTCGCCGACGCGGGCGTATCCGGCGACACCGGCGCCGCGACTGTCGCGATCACGCTCCAGGCCACCGACGCCGGGTCATCGGTCGATACCGGGGTGTTCCCCGGCGGCGAGGCCGAGGCGCTCCAGGCCACCGACGACGGCACGTCGACCGACACCGGCGCCGTGCTCGTCGTTCGCGGTCTGGCGGCAGGGTCCGCCGGCGCGTCGACGACCGCCGGGGCGCTGACGGTCGCGCACACCCTCGCGGCCACGGACTCGGCCGCCGGCACCGACACCGCGCAGCTCGCCGTCGCGGCGACCGTCGCGACAATCGACCAGGGCGCGTCGACCGACGCCGCCGCTGCGACCGTCACGGTGTCGCTCGCCGTCACCGACGTCGGATCGTCCGTCGACACCGGGACGTTCCCCGACGGCGGCCCGCAGCCGCTCGCCGCTGACGACGCCGGATCGTCAACCGACGCCGGCGCCGCAGGCGTTGTTCGCGGGCTGTCGGCCGCATCGGCCGGCGCCTCGACCTCGGCCGGCGCGCTGACGGTCGCTCACACGCTGACAACGGCCGACGCCGCCGCGGGCGCCGACGCGGCGCAGCTCGCGGTCGCGGTGCCCCTCGCGGCAACCGATACCGGCGCGTCCTCGGACACCGGCGCGGCTGCCGTGGCGGTCACGCTCACCGCCGTCGAGCTGCTGAACCCGGTCGGCGGTGGCAGCGAGCTCGCGGACGACCTCACATCAACCGCGACAGTTCTCACAGCTAGCACGTCGGCAGCAACGGTTCGCGGCTCCGCGGCGGCCATCGCAGAGCCAATCGCTGCTGAGGCGCCCGCAATCGTCGATGTGAGCAGAGCACCAGTGTTGAAACTAGGACGAGGGGCGGTAGTCGAGTGACCTACATCAAGCAGTTCACGCTTACTGCACCTGCGCGCGTAAACGACTCTCAGCCGTTCGTGACGTTGAAGATCAGGGAGGCTGCGACCGCTACCGGCAGCTATTCCCAGATTGACAGTCAGGCGTGGACGGATGCGACGCCGTCGACTGTGACCGCAACCGCCGTGGAGACCTCGCTGGCGACGCTCGAGGACGGCTACTACAAGTTCCAATGGGTTGACGGCACAGGTGCTGTAACGCAGTGGTGGGGGCCGGTGTTCTCGGGCGGTACGTCTGAGGTGTTCACGATCGCCGAGGCATTGGATGAGATCGGCGATCCTGGCTACGACCAGGACAAGATCATCGAAGCGCGCGCCTTTGCCACAGCCGAGCTCGAGAGGGCGCTGGGCTATAGCCTGGTGCCCAAGACCTCGACTGACGTGGTGTCGGTGCGTGGTCACCAGTTGCGGTTGCCTCGCCCGTTTGTGCGGTCGGTTACTGCGGTCTCGATCAGTAATGCGGGCGTCAGCTTCGCGTTGACTGGTTCTGAGATCGCGGCCCTCACGACTGCCGGCGGGTACGTGTACGGGTACTGGTGGCCAGACGGTCGTGGGCATGTGACCGTCACCTACAGTCATGGGCTCGACGAGCTGCCGCCAGGCGGGAAGCGCGCGGCTCTGGCTTTGGCCCTTGACTACCTGCAAGTGTCGGCTACCGGCGCTGTCGATCCGCGTGCGGAGAGCATTGTCACGGTTGACGGGACGGTGAGGCTCCGCACTGGCGGCGCGTTCCAGAACCCGGTCGTGGACGATTGGGTCAATCAGAACAGGCTTGTGCCGGTCGGATGATTCCGTACATGAATGCGACGCTGACGGCTGTCACGCCCGCGGCAACGTCGGACGACTACGATCATGCCAGTACGTACGGGGCTGCACGGTGGTCGGGCTCGGTTGGTGTGTATGTGGCCGAGGAGCGTGTCGAGGAGCTGTCTGCAGGCAGGCAGGATGAGGTGTTGCAGACCCGTCTTGAGATGCCGTACACGGGGCCTGGTGTGCTGGTCGAGCGCGGTGACAGGCTGACGTACACGCTGGACGGTGAGACTGTCAACCGGGTGGCCGGCACGATTACGAGGGCGCCGCTGATGGGCCGTGTCAGGGTTCTGCTGGTGGACGCATGACCACGTTCGGGAACATGATCCGTCGTGAGGCGCAGGACGCCGCACTGGACGGCCTTCACGACGTGGCGCGCATGGTGCTCGAGGACGCGCAGCGACGGGTGCCGGTCGGTGATCCTCGTGTAGATCCCGACCCGTCGGTTTCGCTTAGGGCGTCGGGCCGGATAGATCAGGACGGGGCCGGGTGGGTTGTGTCGTTCAACACGCCGTATGCGGCGAAGGTGCATGAGCGTCAGCAGTTGCAGCACCCGCGCGGAGGCGAAGCCAAGTACTTGGAGAACGCGGTCACGGACATCGTGCCGGTCGCGAACGATGTGGTGTCGTCGAAGGTGCAGGCGCGGTTGGCGTCGGGCGTGTTGTCGTCTGATCCGAAACGCCGGCACCGCTCTACAGACCCGCGGAGACTCGACAACCGGAAGCCTGCCGCGTAGATGCCTGTTCTGCTGACAGCGTTCCGCGACCATCTGGTTACGGCGGGCTTGGTGCGTAAACCTGCGGTAGCGGGCGCTGCACCGCCACTGTGGCTTGAACCGAAGCTGGGTGTGCCTGCGCCTGGCGAAGCGCGTTCCGGGAACGCAACGGAGGTCGACCAGGACCTCGTCTTGGGGGCGTTCATCACGGGCGGGTTCGCGCCGCAGCCGTTCGGTTCGTGGCATCGCCGTCCGATCGTTGAGATCCGGTTTCGTGGCCTGTCGGCACAGACGATTGAGTCGACGGAGATGGCGATCACCAAGGAGTTAATCGACCGCCGTGATTGGATGATGGGCGGCGCCCAGCATGTCATCGAGTGTCAGCAGTGGCGTGCTCTGCAGCGCGTCGGGTCTGACGAACAAGGTTTCGAGTTCCTCACGTCCTACGTGTTCGAGCTCCTGCGCCCATAGGGCGTCACGGATGTAGTACCGGCGCCTGCGCGCCACAGCACCCGCCGAACGCCGGTAGCGGCCACGGCATCACTACACGGCCTAAGGAGGCCCACATGAGCAGCATCGCGTTCGCGCAGCGCGCGGACTCAAAGGACGTCGTCGTCGGCGTTCTCGCAGTCGGTGACAGTTCGATCCATGTCGCCGAGGAGTTGAAGAACGGCGGCGGCCAGATCGTCGTCGACGCATCGAACACTGTCCTGGTTTCGGCCCTCGACGCGTGCTGCCCGCCGCTCGAGCGCGTCGAGCCCAAGTCCAAGAAGAAGGCCGACAAGGCCGCCAAGGAGGCGTAACCAATGCCGCTCGAGTCAAACATCTACGCCCTCTGGTTCGGCAAGCAGGCCGCAAAGGGAACAGAGCTCACCACACCGACACATCGGTGCATCCAGGTCGGTGGTGATATCGCGACCCAGCGTGATGATGGGTCTGAGCAGTGGTCGGATCTGACGACGTACGGCAACGCGACCGATTGGGTGAACTCGATCAGCGGGTCTGGTTCTCCGGCGATCGAGGCGACACCGTCTGAGACCGCAGCGCTGCTGTGGGCCGCTCACGGTGTTGAGACGTTCACGTCAGGCACTAACAACGTGTGGACCCTGTCGGGCAACCCGACGTCGGGCGCGTTCGTGCTGCAGATCGCGGATGGGTCGCAGCTCATTTCGGTTGCATCGCAGGCGAACACGGTTACGTCGGCGGCGTTGGCGACGGCGATCAACTCGGCAATGACCGCGGCGGG